GCCGTCAATATACTTATTTAAGATGGTCATCGTATCTTCTGCCTGATTGACAATATCTTCATCCAACTCGGTAAGGTTATCAGAGAAATCTTCGACAACGGCAATATCAGCAGCACCAGCTTTATACAATTTATCAATGATGTTTTCGAACAAGTAAGGATTCTGTTTGTTGATGACAACAATCTTGACATAACAATCTTTCCAAAAGTTGAAATCAATTTGATTCCAAAACTCAAAATCTCTTGTGGTGTCATCATATGTAATTTTATGAAACATTTCATGGGGATTTTTAACGAATGTAATCTCACGGGTCTCTGTATCGAACACGTGAAATCCACGTTCATCACCCCAATCGGCCCAAGTAATTTGATATTGGTTTCCTAGGTAAGTAATATTACCATCGGTAGATTTATGGTGGAAGTGTCCTGATAGAACAATATCGAATCTATCAAACATCTTCTTACTCATACCTGTATGACAGACGTTGCCTCTGTCCATTTCAAAACCTTCAATCTCAAAATGTCCAAAACAAACTTCAGCTTTAGTGTCGTTGATATGATTCAATGATTGTTCATAATTACTGGAATTAATCCAAGGAATTAAAGCAACGTTCAAACCATCATATTCAATGTCTTTCGGTTCTGTGTAAACATTGATATTCTTATATCGGTCAAACAGTTCATTCATGGCATTGATTTCGTTGGTGTTCTTGTAAGTAACATCGTGGTTACCAACAATAACATCCATCGTGATACCTTCACGTTCAAGTACATCAAAGAAACGTTTACGCCATGAATTTAATGTAACAAAATTAATGAACTTTCTACGGTCAACAACATCACCTAAATGACAGATGTGTTTAATGCCATTCTCTTTCAAATATGGAAAGAATGTGCCTTCCCAAAACTTGAAAAAGTATTCATTGAATAACGGGTTGTCTCCTCGAGCACCTGCATGGGTGTCATTGATTAGAGCTATTTTCATTCTTTAACTTATCACTCTCTATTTGTGTCACACGTTTACGTAGTTCTGTCGTACTGAAACTATGTTTACGGCGATTATAATAAATTTCCATGTCCAACTCACGACCTGTAAAAGGTTTGTCACTGTACTCATCACCAATGATACGAACATCAATTGGATACGATTGGAGTACATCCAACAAGTCTTTCTCTGTGGCATATACAACAATCTCATCCACATATTTACAAGCCTGCAACTGTACAAATCTTTCAAATACCGACTGTACAGGTTTATTCTTTTCTGGTCTATCCAAGGTAGGGTCAGTTTGCAAACCTACAATTAGGTAATCACATTGACTCTTTGCCTCTTTCAACATCATAATATGTCCTGCATGAAACAAATCAAAGCAAGAACAGGTAAATCCGATTTTCATTAGTGATTTCTCTTTCCATCAAAAACACAAACAAAATATAAAGGATTATTTGATGTGTTGTGTACTCGATGGAAAACACCATCTTTAATCAAAACAACATCGCCACCTTGGACTGTGAATTTTTCATCATCAAGTTCCATTTCACCTGTGCCACTTACGAAATAATAAACTTCTTCCTGTCCTTCGTGTTTATGCCCTCTTGTTGATTTTTTGGCACGCAACTCGGTAGAAGAAAGAACTAGATTATTAAGTGTCTTATTATCTTTTAGTAGGTAAGTGTCATCATCTTTAATGACTTCACCACCAATATCATATAGACCGACTTTCATTATACACCATCCTTTATAGATTGTCAGGCAATTCTTGCTCTGCATCTATGAAGTTTTCCAAGCCTTTAGTTTTGGATTTTTTCTTTGCCTTCTTGTTTTCTTCAAAGTTCTGAATGAATTCAGCAATGTTATCATACAACACAAACTGGTGTGTATTGCCTTCAGAATCTTCATACATCTCGCCCTCGTCAAGAATACCGAATTGTTCTGTTGCCTTGTATTTGACGTAGAGTTGTTTTTTCTCTTTAGTGATACGTCTTAGGAAAGCAAAGTAGATAATCTGAGTAAAATAGGCAAATGGATTATTAGACTTGGTCGGGTCAAAATTACGGAAATACATGATGCAGTTCTCAATACCGTCTGCAATCATCTCATCACGAAAAGAATACGATACAAAGTTGGGTTTTCGTGATAGATGTTCCGCAATCTTAATGAAACACTCTCCGATATAATTCGGTACGGTAGGTTCAGATTTATTGTTTTTCTTTGCCTCATCACAATCGCTCTTGTATTTTATTAGAGCCTGTAAGAAGTCGGCATTGTTGATATAGTGTTTAGTTTTCTTAGTCATAATATTTGCCTCAATTAGAGCTTGACAAGATGATTGCCAAGTAGTACATTAGCGGTGTACGCTTTCAAGTTAATCAATGTAGTAGTTTCTTCCTAGCTTCTTTACGAATCTGTTCTAACTCCAACATTGCATCTTCTTCATCCATCATATCGTCATCTTCTCCATCCATGGATGCAATCTCATCTAACGTTTCATCAATCTCATCGTCAGTTTTAAAGTTACCTCTATCTGTTTCGATTACCGATTGATTGTAGTATTCAACTACCTTGGCACTAGGTGTCATAATAGTGAGAATGTCTTGATTGTAAATCCAAGTAGCATTACCTTCAACCAATTCAACAGGCAACCAAGGTCCCATCATCATGATACCTTTACCTGTTGGCAACCTTTTAAACATTAAAGTCATTGGGTTGACTAATGTGACACCATCTTCTTCTTCATCTTGTTTACACAGTGAAATAATATCTTCACCGTTTTGCAATCTAATTATTTTAATATCATCCATTTTTCAACTCTATATTGTAAAACTTATACTTGAATTTTTCATCATCGTATATTTTAACACGTTCCACAAAATGTTTCAAGGTGTAATTGGTAAATTTGCCTGTTCTGAAATCATCGGCTATATCATATAGTACAGCTTCTTCTTTGTTCTCACCTTTACGTAAACCACGTCCTATGGATTGTAAGTTACGAACTCTCGACTTACTAGGTGAAGCAAAAATAACATTATGAAGATTGCGAATATTGATACCAGTAGAAAACGTACCATAGGATGCAATGATGATTGCGTTGGTTTCTTTTTCTGTAATTGCTCGGATTGATTCTCTGACTTCAACATCTGTACCACCAAACACAAAAAAGACTTTACGTTTACCTTTTTCATCATTTACAATTCTGTACAATTCTCTACCATGTTTCTCAACATATTGAAACAGAATTAAAGAGTTGCCTTGTAATGATAGTGTTAGATTTTTGATGAACTGGTTTCTAGCACTATTTCCTACTATGTAGTCCATTTCTGTGTTATAATCCCAATCACGAGCTTGTTTGCAGACAGACTCAGGATATTTCAAAATTAAACACTTAATTTGAAATGCCGCAAGATGTTCATTGTCAATTAACTCTTTTGTTGTAGTCGAACGATAGACGGGACCAAATAAACCTTCAAGAACTAACTTGTGTGTTTGGGTTCCGTCTAGAGTACCTGTACATCCAATTCTATAAGATGCACGATTCAAACCTGTCATAATTGTAGTCAATGACTTGGCTTTAAATTGGTGTGCTTCATCACCTAGAACAAAATCAAATTGTTCAAAGTATTCTAGTGGATTTTTATAGATTGATTGCCATGTGGTAATGGTCAAAAACAAATTAGTATTCTTATCTTTACCTGCATATTGCCTGTGGCAATATTTCTCAACATCATATCCATAAGATTTAAAATCAGAATACATCTGTTCAACCAATGAAGTGGTGGGAACAATAAGTAAACCTCTTTTGTGGTCCATAGACTGAATCATTCTAAGAATCAAATAAAGAATTAAAGATTTACCTGATGCAGTAGGAGATAAGAGTAGAATTCTTCTGTTGCGTATTGCATGTACAAAGGAATTTATTTGATAATCTCTTGGTTGAAAAGGAAGTCCTAGAGTATCAATAAACTCTTGTGCTTCTTTTATAGAGAAATTTTCTGTAAGATTGACTTTAGGTTCAACAAAAACATTGTAACCTCGTTCTTCACAGAATTTTTGAATGTATGGAACAAGTCCATGATACATTCTTGAGTTTCGCAAATCAAACATGCGAATTTTACCATCCCAAAGACGGTTCTTATATGCAGGTGTAAATTGATAACCTGGCACATAAAAGGTAAAATAGTCAGAAAGTTCTTGAGCTACATTACGTTCACACTCAATATGAACGTATGCTTCGTCAACTTTAGTAATTATAATTGTATCAGACACCTTGTATGAATCTTTCCCATGCGATAAAGTCACGCAGTTGGAAAGTTCTACTGTTAAGCTCTTTCATGATAGCTTGGCACACTTCAACTATTTCCTCATGCATCAACTTACTTGCCAAAAATTTATTTAAATCCTCATCACTATCCAAATATGTAGATAGGTCGGATTTCAACACAAAAGGAAAAGGTTCCCAACCGTAGTGTTTCAGTTGGTCATCATCCATTTTTCCTGTGTAATATTCCCACTTGATTTTCTTCATACGATTGAATTTGAATTCGGCATCTTTGGCCAACAAACGATGGTGTGAAAGAATATTCAAATATTTACTATGAAGTTTGGGTATATCTAGAAGTGCCTTTCCAG